GTTGTATTTAATTTTTCTAGTACGGCGTCTAAGTCTCGCACAAGTGATTGTGATACATCTTGTCTATACTCTTCACTAGCTCTGGTTAATGTTTGTACTATTTTTGCCATTATCTTCTTCCTCCTGCGTGTACATCTAATCTAAAAGTTCCTAATTTCCAGTTGGAATCTACTGCGGTATTTGCTATCTTAACGGCAACAGCTCTACCCCTAGCTCTACAAGATTTATATTGAGTAGAAGAGGTAATGGTAAATGGTCCTAATGTTGAACTAGCTGCTGTGTCATTTGGAAAATCTCTCAAATTTAATGTAATAGTAGTATTCCCTGCTTGGGTTATAAAGTCTGGTAAAAATCTACTAACTCTCATCATAAATTCTCCGTCTCCTCTAAAAGTAATTCCCTGTCTTTGATCTTGTGTAATATCAAAATCTCCAGATAATATATTAGCAGGTATCGCACTGGTTGTTCCAATCTTAATTTGATTAACTCCAGTTTCATGTTCATAGTAGTAAGTTACTCCGTCATAATTACCAGTAACATCAAAAGATGTGTCTGTATCTGCATCATAATATGTTGCATGAGGCAAACCAAATATTGCTGAATCAATCCAAGCTGTTCTAGGGAAAAGAGAATTTGCATTCGTATACCAAATAGGCCTATTAACTGTAGAATCTAAATAACTGTATACTACACATCTATTATTAACATTAGAATCAGAGGTTGGATAAAACCACATTACTTCCCCAAACAAGTTATTTAATCCACAGTAAATCATTTGATTAGAAGTTTTATTAAGATCATCATAAACATAGTCCTCTACCAAACAGTCCATAGATTCTAGTTTACCGGTAAATCTAAAGAAACCATTTTCAGACATCCAATACGCAGCACCATCCACTTCAACTGCAGCATTTTTTCCAATTAAACCACAGTTGGTACCTACTTGCTCATAAGCGAAAGTAAAAGGTTGACCTACAAAACGCATGGTAAATAATGAGGTATCTGTCCATACGTAAATAGTATTTCTACCTAGTTTCGCTCCCATGATCCGTGAGCCGGCAGCCAGTCTTTGTGTGCCAGCGGTATTGGTTGCGGTAGGTGTCCAAGTGTTGATATCCTCTTGAGAAGAGAATCTTATAAACATATCATCTTGAGTTGTTGTAGTTCCAATAGTTGTTTCTGTTCCAAATAAAACTAAGTGACGATCGGGTGTTGAAACTAACATATCTCTGGATGCAGTGGGTGCTCCACTTACAATTGTTGCTCTAGTTGCAGTAGCATTAGTTGCATCTGCATCCCATTCAAATACAGATCCATTAACAATTAAAGCAACTAACGTACTTCCTAAATTATCTAAAGACCATAAACCAGGTTCTGCAACTTTATCCGTAGACGCTGCAGCTTGGCCCCATGCTGCATAGTCACTCGTATTAGTAACTGTTGCACCATCCGAATGAGCCGCCCTAGTTGTTCCTCGAGCTGCTCTAGTAATTCCTGTTAAAGTTGTGCTTCCCGAAACTCCTGTGTAAGAAATTTCTTCAGTGCCTACTAAAATGTAATTGGTTCCTGTAGTTGGAAATCCTGTAATAGAATCTAAAACAATACTAGTTCCTGATCCACCAGTTCCATAGACATTGTCGCCTAAAGCTCCGTCTAAAGTATTGGTTTGAGGATTAGTTACCGTACCACCAAACTGAGATATACCCCATCCGTAAACTCCAACCTGGTCAGCTGGACCTACGTGGTAGTATCTATAATAAGTTATTCCTCCCGAAGTTGTGGCTCCTGAATCAGTTTCAGTAGCTCCGGCATTAATAGTAATAGTGTCATTAGTAGGTGCAGATAACACCATAAATTTTTTATCACAAAAAGTAGTATCATCAAAAACAGAGTCAGTAATAGAACTAAATGTAGATGAATCTCCAAATAAAATTACATCTCCAGCAACCATACCATGAGCGGTACTAAAAGTTACGGTAACTGTAGTTGATCCGTTAGTCGTGGTAAATGCATTAGTAATTGCAGTTCCTGATGGATTAACTAAAGGATGAATATCGTAATAAACTCCTCCAGAATATGCATATAAAATTCTATTGGTTCCTAAGATAGCATATTTAATACCCTCTTTATTAACCATATGATGAAGAGCCCGAGTTGCACCCGTTAACTTCTTATCCCCTAATGAAGACCATCCTCCTATTTTTTCAGGAGTACCATATCTAAAACGTACATTTTCCCCTCCTGTCCATTGAGCTTCAGCTCCTGTAGGGGTAATTTGTTTATTGAATCCTGGTAAAAAACCTATCTTTTGTAACATATTAAAAACCTGTTTATTAGGTAATATAGTAGATATTAAATAAATTCAATATCTTTAATCAGGGGTATACTCAAAATTACTATTGAAGGATATAGCTATTCTTTCTTTTTGAGAGAGATTGGGTTCTGCATAATGCTTCATCCAAGAAGGAAAAATATACATCGTATTTTCTTCGGGCTCTAGATACCATTCAGAAGAATTCTCCGGAGTGTATTCCCTTATATATTCATTGGGTAAAAAACGATCTACTCCATTGTCATTAACAAAAAGTAGTCTTCCTGAATTTTTTGGAACTTTAACATAATAAACACCAGATAAAATAGAGAAAGGATGTATATGTTCTTTATTAAAATCCCTGTGTTTATTTATACAAAACCATATTGAAGACATTTTAGTCTCCCTAGTAAAACCCATATGGTTTAAAGAAACTTCTTTTAAATTAGTATTAATATTTCTTATTAGTGTTGAAAACACTGGGTCGTCGGGATTTATTTGGTCACTTCTATAACCACCTACATTACTTCTACTTGTATCAGGAGGACGACTATCTCTTACATGCAAACATTTCTTTTGAATTTTTTTATGATTTAAATCTAGTTTAAATATAAAAACAGGGCAGGAAAAGAATTTAGAAATTTTCATTGATTTTGTGGTATTATTATATTCCAATCTAGCTTCGAGATTAAGTTCTCCAACGGAACTTTCTTTAATTTATATTCTTTTAAATAAGTATGCATTTCATCCACGTCTACAATAATCCATTGGTTCTTAATATCAAAAACCATTTTATCAGCTTTAGTTTTAAATGATCCTCCTTTAACATTATTTTTTAAAGGACGAAGATCAAATTTAAGTTTTTCATTTGATCTACTCTTAATTATTCCTTCAACGTCCCACAGCTCTTTTCTTTGTTGATCTAAACTAGGGGTGATCGTAACCGTAAGTAATTTTAAAAAATTATGCAAGGGTAACCTGGGTTGCTCTCTTATCACCTATGTCCCCTGTCAGAAAATAATTAGCAGCGATACTTATTCTTTCTTGGTCACCTTCAGTTGGCTCAACTCCATGCATTACATCACCAGGGATAATTACAATGTCGCCTGGTTTAGGTAAAATTTTCCAGCTGGTAGCATTATAAATATTGTATTCTCTTATATTATAATTAAAGTAAAAAATATTTTCAATTGAGGACTTGTCCACAAAAAATTTTACTTCTCCACCATTACTAACTCGAACATAATAAACTAAATTAAAAAAAGAATTAGGGTGTCTATGGTGATGAAGGTGGTTTCCTTCACCGGTAAGAGTAGCCCAACTTTGAGTTCTTTTAATTTTATTATTAATCCCTAAAGTATTTCTAGCATAGTTCGTAGCTATATTATCCATGATATCTCTTAAAGGATGTAAAAATTTTTCTTCAAATAGGTTCATAGATTCACTTACTAAAGTGCCTTTTTCTTTAAACTTGGTTTGTCTATTAGTTTCAAATTGACCACTCTCTTTTAATTTAGAAATTTCTTGAGCAGATAAATAATAACCTGACTCAATAAGTTGAATTGGTATGGCTCTTAAATTTATTTCTGTAGTTTTATATACCATGATGGGATTGTGTACCTCTTACCTTTTAAAATTTCTTTAACTCCATGAATGTATTCTTCGCCACTGGGAAAAATCATACAACTTAAAGCTTTCATTTTTAAATTAACTTCTTTTTTATTTTCTAAAAAATATAATTCTCCTCCACTATAGTTATCATTTAAATAAACTAAAGATGAAAAATCCATGGTATCATTACCTTGCGGCTGTCGATCTATATGTAAAGGCATAGAATGTCCCGATTTCCATCTACACAAACGCATATCCCCCCACACATCTGTTTTAGTTTTAAAGTAATGATCTATAAAGAATATATTTTTGCGTGCATAATACATCAAAAGATCTTTTATCTTTTTATCCGGAATGTCTTCATAATGAATATTTCTGTCTTTATGAAACTCTCTTACATCAAAGCATAGATGTTCATTCTTTTCAAAAAAAGTTATAAAAGCTTGAGCGTCCTGGGGATGAACAAAATCAGATATAATATGTTTCATTGTAATATCTTTTCTACTTCTTTTTCTGGTACACTGGCTCCAAAAGAAAATAATAGTCGTTCTCCATTTTTTATAGGTGTTGATCCATGTTTTTCCATAGAAGCTAACACTAGCCATAAATCATTGACTTCTATTTGATATGTATTATCGTCTATAATAATATCTCCACCTTCTTCAGGTTTCTTTAACATAACATTTGCTCTTACATGAACATGACCTTCTTGACTTTCGTCTTGATGTATATGTGTAAACGCATCGTCTTTGTAGTGATTCATTAATATATTTCCATAGAGAGGATCTTTCTTTATGTTTGTTAAATTAAATTGTTTAAAAGCATCTTCCCAAAGTTCATTATCTATATTTTGTTTGGCAAATCTTCTACCGGGACCCATAGGATTCTCTACAAACCCGGTTGTTGTATACGTTATTTTGGATGCGCCATCCCAATTTTTTACAATCCTATTAACAGTCAGCTTCATTATCTCCACCATCTCCCTGACTTAAATACAGTACCTGTTATTCTAGTTCCTTTGGTAACAGGGGTAACTTTATGCAAAATAAAAGAAGGGAAACATAAGAGACTTCCCGGCTTATCCAATACTTTTACATGATGAGGGTTGCCACCTTCATGAATAAAAAACTCACCTCCCGAATATTTTTCTTCAGATAAATTAATTAAGGTAGTTAATTTAATAGTATAATTTTGTGAATAAGGTTCACCATCTTGGTGCCATTTATACTGGCCCCGGTACTTGGCGCTATAAGTATTTTGTATTACGTAATCGTTTATGTTTTCATATAAATCAAAACCAAAAGTTGAGCGATTAATATTAATTACCGTTGAATTTATATCTTTTATTTTTTGTATTTCTTCATAAGGCATTTGCACTGCGATAGAAGTTTTAAGTGTAGGAGCCTGCTTTTTAAATTCTATAGATTTCTTTTTAAAGATAGAATTTATTTTTTTAATCTCCTGTTTATTTAAATAATCCTGAATATAGTAGTAAGTAAATTTCATTAGAAATAATTAAAGTTAAGGTTTATTCTTGATTTAGCATTGGTTGTTGATGTACTTGAATGAGGAGTGGAAGAATCAAATAACATCATTCTATTCTCCTTACTTTCAATCTTACTATCATCTTCCAACACAGTATAACCATCACAAGTATTTAAAGAAAAAAGTGCACCTTTATGCGGGTAAAGAAAATCTTTATGAGGTTCATGTAGCTGGATTGTATCTGTTTTTTGGTACAGATTAATTTTTACTCTTATTAAAGCTTTGGGTTGTATTCTTAATAAAATAGGATCGAGAATTGAAAAATAAGGTGAGAGAGTATGTTTAACACCATTAAAATAATATAGCATATGGGTAAAATAAGATGTCTGGTCTACGTGGAAATCATTAATTGTAGATGTATAATTCCATATAAACTCGTCGGACATAATGGTGTTTTTTATTTTTAAAAAATCATCACGAGGTAAAAAATCATCTATTATTTTTAATTTATTCATAGTTAATATTGATAACTGCCCTTCTAATTGTGTCGGTTTGCATCACTCCTCTGTGCAGATATTCGCATGGAAAAATAATTATTTTATTTGCTTCCGATTCTATGAATCTTTCTTTTGGGGGATCTATTACAATTGTACCACCATTACAGGTATTCAAATATAAAAGAGATGTTTTCACTTTCGGTGAATTAAAATCTGTGTGTAAATCAGAAGTATAATGTTCTTTTTCTTTTGTATTCATATTACATCTAGCTTCTATTAAAACTTTACAGTTTAATTTTTTTAACATGGGTTCTATCCATGTTGAATAATGAGGGGAAAGGATTGTTCCGTGTCTATAAAAGGTATGATTAAACCAGTAATGATCCCCATTAACCATTTTGTCTCTCCAATACCAGGGGAATTCTTGTGAAAAAACTTTCTGGTTTATTTCATTAAGTAAATCTTTATCTAAAAAATTTTTAGTTATTGTAATTGTCATCTATTTTAAAATCAAAAGATATTGTGGTTTTAGAATTAATGGTATGGTAAATGTCTCCATTAAAATAAACACCGGTTCCTTGGGTACCACTAAGCTTTTCCCTTAAGGTAAGGTTTTTTAAATTCCATGAAAAGGGTGATTCCCTATCATAGTTTTCTTTGAAAAGAGTAATGTCTCCATCAGAATCCTCAACATTGTAAATAAAAGTTTTGTAATTTTGTGCGTCAGGCTCGTTAATTTCAGGAAGTGTTTGAGCTTCTGTATTTAATACTTTTCTACATCTTATCTTTAATAGTTGAACTATTTTTATATTTGCTTTTTCCTCTAGGGCATCAAAAAGTGCTTTGAACTGTTTGTGGTAAGATGATTGAGGTCCTCTAGGATAACTATATAAAGTATGCATTAATATTTGATCATTACCTTTAGGAAAATACCAAGGGAATTCATCGCTGCTTATTATATTTTTAAAATATAATTGATTCTGTTGGGAAACTAACTTATCGAATATTTTTATCATTTTTTATCCTCTCTTGTTGTATTGATTAATAGTTAATCCACATGAGTGTATTGATTCTGGTAACCCTAAGTGTAATCGATTGTCATATGGTTTATTTTTCTTTTTATTTACATAATGTAAAAAAAGTTGTCCACAATATTCTCCTTTAAAAACTTCTCTCCAATGAAGCACTTTTGTTCCCTGGTAAAGAAGAGCATCTCCAGGTTTAAGAAGAGCTTTAATTTTTATATTATTTTTATCCAGTAAATAGATAGGCCATGAATCGCCCCCTAAATTTAGGGTTGCAGACACGGCACAACTTTTCCTGTCAACATGTTTTTTTAAAACATCACCTTTTTCATAAATTCTTGCATAGCTATAACTTTCATTTAATTTTAAACCACTTTTCTTTTCTACTTTTTCTTTTACAAAAGCTAATAAAGCATCTAGTGGGGTATCACCATAAAGACTAAAGGTATTGGGCATCATAGTATCTCCCCGAGACCCCCAATCTAAATTATAGGGAGAGATTATTTTCTGATCTCTAAGAGTATAAAAAACTTTTTTCTTTAAGTGAATATAAGAATACAAAAAATTACTAAGATACTCTGGAATAAAATCCCGGACTAACACATACCCTTTGTCTTTAAAGGACATCTTCCTCCCGACATCTTTTTAGTAATGCTTTTGGTAATTTGTTTTTTGTTTTAAACTCTCTGGGTTTTCCTCTCTCTAGTTTATGTATGGGACTGTCATACATATCATCATTATATTGAACACCATTGGTTTCAAATTCACCCTCTACATTAAAATTAAATTTTTTGTATTTTAAATCTAAATACTTATAAATTTTTTTCATCTCTCGTTCTGTATGAGTCACTAAGTTTTTATAAAAAATAACAATATGATCTTGATTAGTTGCTATAATATTTTGGGTAGATTGAAGTGTTCTTCCTAGAATCCCATAGGGAGAGAGAAGATCATCCGCATATTTTTCTATATCTTTATTTTTAATTTTATTAACAGTAACAAAAGAATTTAAACATTCTTCTAAAGGTCTATGTAAAATTATAAATTTTGGTTTTTTAATAAGGGGCTTTAATAATATAAGATTACCTTTCGTTCCCCATGGACCCCTACTAATAATTTTATTTTCTTTCCAATCTTTAAAATAGTTCTTAAAAACATTATCATAAATACCACTAAAAGATTTTTCATCGGGAAAATTTAAAAAAATCTCTTGATGTTTTATTTTATACAAAGAAAATAAAATATCTGGGAGTAAAGAATTAGAAGTAAGAGCAATATCTTTATGTTTATTTAACAAATATCCTAGTAAAGTATTACCTGCTCTCGGCAGTCCAGATAAAAAATAATAATTTTTCATTTAAAAGGCTTTCCAATAAACCAGACAACAAGAGAATATCTGGTACCTTTAGTAATGGGTTTTATTTGGTGATATAAAAAAGAAGGGAAAACTACTATTGATCCTCTTGGTACCACCTCCTTAACCATAATTTGTAAAGGCTTAAGTGGATTTTTAGGGTCATCATCTCTCATCATAAACTCACCACCTTTATATTTCTTTGGATCTGTTAGGCTTATTGTTACAGATAATTTTCTATGTTTACCATGCGTCTTAAGATCTTTAGGAGTATTATAAGGCTCTACAAAAGCATCCGCATGCCAATGATAATACTGGCCTTTTTTATATATTGTAAATTGAGCTTTTTCTGCTTGATCTATTTCAAAATTCCAACCTGCATTTTGATTTGCTGCATGTATATAAGGCATAAGTGTTTCAAAAATCCAACGTTCATCTAGCCATACAACATTAGAATCTCTATATTTTTTTAAATCTTTTAATTTTTTTCTGGAAAGGTTACTGGTTTTTTCAATGCTACGAGTACCACCTCTATTTATTTTTTTAGATAATGCTAATTTGATAACATCATCACAAAATTTTGAAGATAATGCTCCTGTAAAATACCAATATTTATATTTTAAATTCATCTTTCGTTTTTCTTTCTGGTATTGTAGCTTATTTTAAAGCTAAAGTAAATAATCTAGATAAAAATTGATCTAGATCAATTTTTAAGCAGCATCCCAGGCCGAAGTGCCCGCATTCCACACTAAATCAGTCTTAACACCTGCTTCAGTAGGTCTTGTCATTCCTAGCCATCCGTGATTACTTGCATCCCAACTATTTTCATCCCAATGAATATTAACTACATCTATACTATTATAAGTAGAACTACTAGGGTAAGCCACTGGAGCTTCCCATGCAAAATCTGCATCTAAAACCCAACTTGCAAATGGTTTTTCATCTATAAATACATCGTTAACTGGATCATAAGACCCCAATTTTCTAGCGTTTCTTTTTCTAAATTCACCAGTTTCTGAAGATTGTTTCCAGTTTCCACCACCAAATAAATTTTGACAATATACTTCTCCCGCAGGATCCATTGGTGTTGAACATACATCGTCATCTACTGCGACAACGTTCAGTACATAATTATTATCATCTAATTGTGCAAAAAGTAACATTAGTCTAACTGCGCCGTCCCTGAAACTGTAAATTTAGCTAATTTTTCTCCGCCCGGAGCTGTACTTGTTGCGTTTGTTCCTGGAGATACGGTCCATGTGTTAGCTGCCGGGGCACTTAACCAGATTATTCCTGATCCGCCGCCGCCTCCGCCGCCGTGTTCTCCGCCTCCGCCGCCGCCGCCGCCGAGTCCGCTGGTTCCTGCTTGGCCACCGCCGCCTTGAACGGCTCCGCCATTTCCTCCGCCGCCAGCACCTCCTGGTCCTGGAACGTGAGAGTGAATGTATCCTCCGCCGCCGCCTCCGCCGGCATAAGTTACACTTGATCCTGAAATACTTACTGCATACCCAGCACCTCCTGGTGCGTTAGGTCCTGAACCGTTTGCTGATGCACCGCCGCCGCCACCTCGCGCGCCGCTGCCGCCATCATTTCCTTCACTTGGAGTATAGCCACCTGCATTACCTTCACCTGCACTAGGAGACCCGCCTCCGGAACCTCCGTTACCTCCGGCCTGACTTCCCCATTGTTGAGCACCTTTACCGCCACCTGAGGCTGCAAAAGTACCATCGACATGTACAACTGATGAATCATTACCAACTGAATGGGCTGGTGTAGTACCACCAATAGTTACTGTATAACTCTCACCTGTTGCAAATTCTAAAGGAACACCTGAATCTAAGGATCCACTTCCATAGGAAGTTCTAAGACCCCCTGCGCCGCCTCCGCCGCCGTAGTTTGCACCACCGCCGCCGCCTCCGGCAACAACTAAATAATCTACTTCTACTGCACCGGCACCACCTCCAGAACCAAATCCTAAGACTTGGTAACCGAACATTTTACCTCTAGTTGATTTTTTGTTTTTGTTTCCTTTACCTTCGACAGTTAAAGGAAGATCTATTTTTCTCATAGCTTTACTCCTTATGCGTCGTTAGCTGCGTCAGTAGTAAAGAATACTTTTACACCTAGAACTCTAGCTTCACCAGTAAAACTATCACTACCATCGGCCGCATCTCTATATAATTGAAAATAAGTTTGTTCTCCTGCTGCAGGTGAACCCGCAACCGTCATTGCACTACTTTCAGATGTAACTTGTTGATCTTCTACTGTACCAATTCCAGCATCAGTAACTTCTATCGCTGTTCCATATGCAACATCAATAGTGTCACCATCAGCGCAAGCAACGCCTTGTAAACCGAATATACAGTTACCTGTATTAGTTGTGCTAGGAGACCAATAAACTTGATAAGTTATTGTTCCTTCATTCCATGATTTAGGCATGGCCACTGTAAATTGTGTGTATTGTTTTGTACTAGCATCGAAATCAAATACTTTTAAATCTGGTCTTGTTGCTGTTGTTTCAACTTGTGCTGCATCCGCAGGATTAGTAGTTGGTCCATACATAGCCGCAGCTGGGACCCACATAGTTTCTTTACCAGCAATTTGAACTGCTGCTGTTCCTGATTTAAGAACACCAGATCCTTTAGGGTTAATGTTTATATCAACGTTTGTTTCACCAGAAGCGGTAAAAGTTGGACCGTTACCAGTTGCTGCGTTCGCGTATGTTATTTCATTGACCGCGGAACTTGTAGCTGTTAATAAAAATAATTCGTTTCCATTAGTATCTAAAATAGAAGTTCCTATTTTAGGAGATGTTAAAGTTTTGTTTGTTAAAGTTTGTGTTCCAGTCGTTGTAACATCACCAAATCCCATATCAACTAGGTTTGGATTAGTTCCTGATCCAGTTCCATAAATAAATTTTGTTGTCGTATCTCCACCAGCAAAAGTAACACTTGTACCTGTACCAGAAACATATTTAAATGTAACAGCTTGTGAGCCAGTAGTAGAGTTTTTAATTGCGTACATTTGTTGTACGTCAATTGGAATAGTCACGTTTCTTGCACCTGTAAGTGCACCTGTTAATTCAATAACTCTGTGAGCAAGAGTTGCTCCAGTTCCACCATCAGTAACTGAAAGATCAGTGTCACCTGAATCAGATACCGCTTGAGCACTATAACCACCAGCGAACTGTTCGATAATTTCTAAGTTTGTATTAGTTTTTGTTCCCCATGTACCGGCGTTTTCACCAGTTGCCATTTTTTCAACACCTAAAGGTGTGTATGTTGAAGCCATAATTTATCTCCTGCTTAATTCGTTATTTTTAATTTGTTTTATACATAATGTCAACATCATATATTACAATTATGATGGCGTAACTTTACTCCAACTACCACCTTGTGTAGCGGTTTTTTTACTCCAACTACCGCCTTGTGTAGGAGTAACTTTTTTCCAAGCTATTGGACCACTTACTTGACCCACAGTAACAGTTGCAGATAATCCTGTCAATCCTATTATCATTTCTGTAGGAGTAATTGCTCCTGTGCTTGCAGTTGCTGAAACACCAGATAATCCTACAGCCATTTCTGTAGGAGTAATTGATCCTACAGATGTTGTGGCACTTACTCCAGTTACATCAACTAATTCTACACTTGCTGTTGTTATTTCTCCTGGCGAAGCAGTGGCACTTACTCCAGATAATCCTACAGCCATTTCTGTAGGAGTAATTGATCCTACAGCCGAAGTAACACCTTGTCCTGTTATTCCTACTACAAATTCAGTAGGCGTAATTGCACCAACACTAGAAGTTGCTGAAACTCCAGATATATCTAAATCACCTGAACCAAATAATAATCCCGGTGTTCCTACTGAAGAAGTTGCACTTTGACCACTTAATCCAATAGACATTTCAGTTGGAGAAATAGCTT